CGGTTCTGCTCCTCCCAGTGGATCAGCATGTCGATCTCCTTGGCCCGCGCGTAGTAGGCCGCGGCGATCTCCATCAGGTCCAGCACCGAGTCCATGTCGGCCGGCGGGTCTGCCCGGCCCAGGATGATGTTGGCGTAGCCCAGCAGCTCGTCGTGCAGGTCCTCGACATCGGGCAGTCCGGAGAGCACCTCGACATCGGTCAGCTTGTGCCCGAACTTGGCCGGCGCACGGACGCTCGGCTGTCGGGACGGCTCAATCCTCACTCCGACTCCTCGGCATCGTCGGCGATGATCTTCCGGCTGATGAACCCGTGCCGCCTGGTCACCGTCACCTCGTGCACCCCGATGTAGATCTCCAGGGTGTCCTCGGGGTCGATCTCCAGCAGCTTGCAGATCTCCTGGACGGTCTCGAGCCTGATCGTCTTCACGACGTAGCCTCCAGGCACTCCAGGCACAGCTGCTGGCCCTCGGCCGCCAGGTCGTTGCCGCACTCGGTGCAGATCGGTCCCCCGGACGCAATCAGGCGAGCCTGGTGCAGGACCCGGCTCTTCTTCCCGCTCACGGTCAGACAGGGGTAGTCGATGGGCTCCTCGCAGTACGGGCACCAGACGATGTTGACAACGCTGTTCACCCGACCTCCTCCCAGCTCGTGATCGACAGGCACCGGTCACGGAACGGGCACGAGTTGTACTCCCAGCCTTCTCGGTCGATGCACTTGCCCAGCGGCTCGTGCAGCTTCTTGGTGACCGTGGAACCCCACATCCACTCGGCCCTGATCCTGGTCTCCTCGAAGTCCACGTCGTCGGGGGTGACCACGATCTCCTTGTACTCCTGGTTGTCCTTGTTCTCGTAGATGAAGACGCCCTTGTCGATGCCGCTGCACATCATGTAGGTGGCCATCTGGAACAGGTGCGGGATCAGTGGGCCGAAGGTCACCACACGACTGAATCCGTTGGTGTTGATGCTCTTCAGCTCCAGGATCGAGTCGTCGTACAGCAGCCCGTCCATGGTCCCGCTCAGCCCGAAGACGTTCTTGTCCAAGGGCACCTCGGCATGGGACAGCCAGCCCTCGGTCAACCCCTCCATCTGCCACCTCAGGTGCATGAACGACCCGTTGGCCATCTTCGCGGCGTTCTTCGCATCGGGGAGCAGCTTGGGCATCCCCAGGTAGACGAACTGCTGGTACCGGCCGCACTCGCCCAGGGACGAGGCGCTGATCGTGCCCGACCTCTTCCGGCCCACCGAGCCGAGCTGGGCCTGGGCGAAGTCGATCGCCCGCTGGCTGTACATGTGGTGGTCGAGCTCGGTGATCCAGGCCTCGTGCCGCTTGCTCACCACCAGCCCAGGATCGGCCAGCTTGATCGTCTCAGAGAACTTCATCTGTCACTCCTGTTACGCACACTAGTACGACGCACGTTGGTTCGTCCAGGCGACACGCTCAGACTCGTGCACCCTTGCCGTAGTGCTCGGTCAGGTACTCGTCGGGCCCGGTGTACAGCGGCCGGCCGTCCACCCCGGTCACCACGTAGCCGTGGATCAGCAGCCCGCCCTCGAACGCGGTCTCACGGTCATGGGCGTAGGCGTGGTGCTCTCGGCACAGGTACATCTGGTGGTAGGTCTCGTTCGCCGCGTCCAGGATCAGCCCACCCCGGGCTCGGGTGATCTTGTGGTGCAGGTCGGCCGGCTCGGCTCCGCAGCAGGCGTACCTACCGGTCCTGGTCGCGATCATGGCTTCACAGTGGGACATGCGGGTTCCTTCCATGGATGAGGGTGGTGAGCGCCCCCGAGGCGAAGATCTTGCCGAGCACCCCGGTCAGGGACTCGGGGGTTCCGTCGTACTCCTTGTGTCCAGAAACGCTCGCGGTGGCGGATCGCTCGACAAGATCGTCCAGCCCGGAGAAGGGCTGGAGGGATTCCAGTCGAGCTGCGCTGATGGCCCCGACTCCATCAATGGACTGAAGTCCACGACGGACAGCCCCTCGCAGTTCATCGAGGGTGTAGGAGGCACCCGAGACGTTGATGTCCGGTGCCAGCACCCGCAGCCCGCGACGCCTGGTCGCAGCCAGGTAGCGAGTCTCCTTCTTGCTGTCCCCGCCCGACGCCACGCCCAGCAGAGCCGTGTGGAACTCCAGCGGATGACGCGCCGCCAGGTACGCGCAGCGGTACGCGGTGATCCCGTAGACCGTGGCGTGCGCCCGGTTGAAGCCGTACTCGGCGAACCCATGGATGGACCCCTCGATGTAGTCGATGTCGACCTGGCTCATCCCGCGCTCGGCGCACTCCTCGATGATCCAGGTCATGTAGGAGTCGATCACGTCACCGGCGTCACCGATGTCCTTGTTGGAGGCCTTGACCGCCTTCAGGAACGCGGTCAGGTCGTCGGCGTTCATCCCCAGCCCGCGCAGGATGTCGATCACCTGCTCCTGGTAGAGCATGATCCCGTAGGTAGGCGCGGTGACCCTGGCGATCAGCTCGTGCCGCAGCGGGATCGCCGCATCGCCGTGCTTACGGGCGATGTAGGCCCGGGTGGCCCCGGTGTTCATGGTCGCGGGACGGAACAGCGCCATCGCCGCGATCACATCCTTGATCGTGGTCGGCTTCAGGTCCCGCAGCCCCCACTGAGTGGAGCGGCCCTCCAGCTGGAAGATGCCCTCGGTGTTGCCCGAGCGGATCAGCTGGTAGGTGGGTCCGTCCTTGTGCTCGATGTCACCGAGCCGGTGCAGCGGCAGTCCGAGCATCCGCATGGTGCGGTCCAGCACGGTCATCGTCTTCAGCCCGAGCGCGTCCAGCTTGACCAGGCCCAGCGCCTCGATCTGGTCCTTGCCGTACTGGGTGACGTACGCCTTGCGATTGGCCATCCATGCCATGGGTACGAGACGGTCGAACTCCGCCTGGGTGCTGGTGAGCACGATCCCGGCGGCGTTGGTTCCCATACCCTTGTACAGGTGCCGTTCGGAGAGGGAGGCGAGCATGGTCTTGTCGGCGGCCGGAACCTCAGACCACGAGGATGCGCCCTCGTCGCGCTTGTTGGCGGCGGTGAAGTAGCGCACCCGTAGAGAGCCTCGTTGGGTCTCACCGAACTCGTCCTCGGTGTCGTTCAGCGAGTACGTGGCCCACGACCCGATCTGATGAGCAGTGAACCGGGTGTCCAGCATCGCGAGCAGCTCGTCACGTCGGTCGTGGGCCACATCCAGGTCCACGTCCGGAGGCTTCGTCCGATCCTTGGACAGGAACCGCTCGAACCTCAGGTCCCACTTGATCGGGTCGACGTTCGAGATTCCGAGCAGCCAGCAGACCAGAGAACCCGCGGCCGAGCCTCTAGTCTGGAACATGATGTCTTCGGCCCGCAACCAGTCCGTCACCTGGGCCACCAGCATCAGGTAGCCGGCCATCCCGGAGTCATCGATCACCTGCAGCTCGTCGTCCAGCCGAAGCGCGTACCGGTTCGGAATCCCCTTCGGTGCGAACCGCCCCTCGAGCGCGGCGTGCACCCGGTTGACCAGCGCCTGGAACGGGTTGGCTACGACTTCGGGGACGGCGTACGAGTAAGAGTCAAGGACAGGGATCGTGAGTGTGTGACGACCGAGGAGATCTGCCAGTCCTTCCAGCCCTCGCGCAAGGCGACGTTGACCGTGATGATCTGCGATCCATCCGGCGTCCGCCAGGTGGAAGCCATCCCCGGGGAAAACAGCGTCGTCCGGGTCCGGTCCAAAGGCAACGAGTCGCTTGAGTCCGTCGTGGTCGGCTCGGTCACCGGGCTCGAGGTAGTGCGAGTCCTGAGTGATGACCACGGGAAGACCAGCTCGGTCAGCCAGTACCACAAGCCCTTCGGCCAGTTCATCGTCGTTCGTCCCCTCGTCATGAGTGATGTGATGATTCTGGATCTCCACGTACACCGAGCCGGGGAACCAGGCCGAGAGGGTGTGCAGGAAGCGCAGGGCTGACGCCTCCCCGCCGTGCAGCAGAGTCTGCGCCAGGTAGCCGTAGTAGCAGCCGGTGGTCACCGCCAGCCCGGCGGTCTTCCCGTCCTGGGCCAGCTGGGCCAGCATCAGCTCGTCCACCAGCGGCTTGTGGAAGTGGTTGCGGTGGCTCGCGGTCGAGAGGTTGACCAGGTGCTCGTAGCCCTGGGTGGTGTAGGCCACCACACCCAGGTGGTACATGGTCGCCTTGGTGCTCTTGTCCGCACGGTCGGTGCGATAGGCCATGGTGTCCGGCACGAAGTACATCTCCGAGCCGGGGAACGGGGTGATCCCGGCCTTGGCGCAGGCCTGGTACAGCTCCACGCTCGCGGCCATGTTGCCGTGGTCGGTGATCGCGAGCGCGGGCTGGCCCATCGCCTTGACCTTGGCCACCATCGCCTCGACCGCCGGCATCGCGTCGTTGACCGAGTACCGACTATGGGCATGCAGGTGCCAGAACGGCATCGGCTCGATCCGGAACGGTCTCGGGGTTGGGATGATCCTCATCGCAGCAGACCCGAGGTGGCGTCACGTTTGGCCACCTCGGTCGTTCCTTCCATGCGGGGGTTACGGGGGAGCTGGTAGTGGGTGGGGCCCGGTGTTCAGAACCCGGAGCCCCACCCACGACTCTCAGGGCTGGATCGACATCAGCCAGTCCACGACCTCGCCCGGGGTGGTCAGGGTGCTCGGCGGCTCCACTCCCAGGTCGTTCTTGATCAGCAGCAGGAGCTCCTCGCGGTCCATCTTCCGCAGGTCGGCCTCTTGGTAGACCTTCTCGGTCCCCGGAGCCTCAAAAGGGGGCTCCTCCTGGGCCACAGCCGCCGTCTGCGGGGCGATCGTGGGCCGCTTGGGCTGGGCAGCCACCGCAACCTCGGCCGAGCCCTGACGGTTCGCCTGGGCCTGCGCACCGTCGCCCCAGGCCTCGTCGTAGGACTGGGCCAGGAGCTCCTCGAGGTCCTTCAGCTCGTACTTGCTGACATCGACCGGGCTGGGCATCCCGCCCTCCACGTCGAAGTCCCAGCGGTCCGAGCCGGTCTTGTACCGAGTGATGGTGTAGTCCCGGTCGGTCACGGTCGAGAACCGGTTGAACCGGTTCTTCAGCTTGTCCGCGACCGTGGGCCCGACCTTGAAGGCGTTGACGTACTCCACGCCGTTGACCGAGGCCAGCACGTTGAACCCGATCTTGCGGTTCACCTTGGACATCTTCTCGTTGTCGCTACTGCAGCCGGGGCAGTCCTCCACCGGGTCGTCCACGCCGCGCGGGCAGGGGAAGGAGAACCCCATCGGGGAGAAGTGCTCCCACCAGTAGGTCCAGTCATCCGGCTCCTGCAGGATCCGGAAGGTGGTGTCACCGTCCTTCAGGTAGCGGATGAAGTCCCCTCCACCACCGCCACGACCAGGCTCTTCGGCGGCCTCGGCCGCGCTCTTGCCAAACCTCATGATGCGTTCCTCACTGTCTCGACTGTCTGATGTACGACTTCCATGACGCTCACGTTGACGTGGCCAATGGCCCGGGTCCTTGCGTCTTCTGCTGCCTCACCGGGGCGGATCTTGGTGATCGCCTCGTACTTCACCCACGACTTGTCCCGGCCGATCTCGATCTGGTGGGTCACACCCACGGTGATCTGGTCGCCCGCGAACAGCTCGTAGGCCTCCATGCCCTTCCTGGCTGGTTCGTTCACGCCTTCTTCCTTCCCTTCCTGGTGGTGTTGTTGGTGGGTTCCTTCCTCCCGAAGTACTCCGCGAGCTCTCTCAGGTCGGCCGGCGTGTACAGCCAGACGACCAGATCGCCGGTCCGCGCAGCCTTGCTCGGTGCCTTGAACATAGGGCTGCCGTCCGACAGCTTCTTCCGGCCCAGACGGCGGATCGTCTCGATGCTCACCTCGAACCTCTCCGCCACCTGACGCGCGGTCAGCAGGTTCGGCGGCAGCGACTCGATCAGCCGGGTGGCCGGGGACTTCCGGGGACGACGCTTGATCTCCTCGGAGTCCACGATCTTGGGGTTCACCATCAGGTTTCCTCTGTTCGCACGCAGGGCCAGTGCCAGGTGGCCGGGTCCTGTTGCTCGTCCCACCGCACCCTGCGGTCGAAGGACGAGCCGGTGGGAGTGAAGATGGCCAGTCCCACCTCGCTGTTCTCGTGGACCTCGGTCACGAACGCCGGGACGCATCGGGTCAGGGTCCGGTCATTCTCGTAGGTCCGGTAGTGCACGATCCGGCCGATCGTGGGTGCGGTGCTCATGAGGTCTCCTCCTTCTCGATCTCGTGGATCACCTCGGGGGTGAAGTCGGGCACCTTGATCGTGATCGCCTGGTCGGTCAGCACCCGGCCCCAGTGCGGCGGGTACTCCAGGTTGATCGGGATCGCGATCTCGTCGGCATAGATGTGCGGGCGCTTGGCGATCCGGACCTTCTGGTCCGCGCTGACCACCAGCAGGTACCTCACGGTGCTCATGGACCCACCACCTTGTCCCACTTGATCTCGGCTTCGGTGATGCTGATGAAGATCTGCTGGAGGTTGGACGAGACCGACGCCGAGTCCGGGAAGTCCAGCCAGTCGGCCAGAGCCACCAGCCGGCGCAGGCTCTCCAGGTCGATCGAGCCGCCCTCCATCCCGATGTTCAGCCTGGCCATCAGTCCTCCTCGACCGGCGCGCCGGCCTTGTAGGTCAGGTGCGGCTTGTTCGGCCGCAGGGTCACGAACCGGCTCACCACCACCGGGTCCACGTCACCGGCGTCGATCGCGTTCTCCATCGACTTCCGGTCCAATACACGTTTCGTGTAACGGTCGAAGACCTTGGCCGTCAGCGCCTTGCGCAGCCCCTGCTCATCGATCTGGGTGGTGTGGGCCTGGACGTAGGTCAGGGTGTGCCTGACCCCATCGGCGTTCCAGCGGTAGGACTTCCGCTGGTCGGCCTCCATCTGCTTGGTCAGCCGCTCGCCCAGCTCATCGAGCCGGGCCTGGGCCTTGTCCCTCTCCGCCTTGGCCTCGAGGTAGTCGTCTACCAACGGGTTCTCCATCACTCCTCCTCTGGGCAGGTGCAGGTCCTGCAGTGCTTGGTGATCACCACGATCTGGCCCGAGCCACGGTGTCGGTACCCCGGCCAAGTGGCCCGGTCACCGACGTGCTCCGGCATCACATAGACGTGGTGGGCGTCGCGCCGCTCAGCCAGAGCGGCGATCAGGTTCTCCTGGTGCAGCACCGTGAAGGCGGACCCCCAGGCACTCACCGCCGAGACATCTCCCGGTGTCTCTACCTTCGCCAGCTCACGCGAGGTGAGCCCGTCCCGGCCAGCCCTGGCGAGAGCCACCAGCACTCGCTGCTGCTTCTCCTTGGGGGTCTTGTGACCCGACATGTACTCGTGATCCTGGGGCATGAGGTCACTCTACGCATGCCAGTCCAGTTGATACAAGGTCATCAACGACGTGTCGTCGACGATCTTCGGACAGCTCGGCGATGTCACCGCCCCAGCCCTTGGGCCAGGAGATCCGGGTGACCATCCGGTGCTTGAAGGCCCGCTCGGTCTCGCAGTGCGCGGTCCACCCGGCCTTGTCCAGGTCGTAGCAGGTGTAGACGTAGGTGGGGTCGATCTTGTCGATCAGGTGCACCTGGTACTCGCTCAGCCGGGAGCCGTAGATCGCGAACGCCTCGACTCCCACGTTCCACAATGCGATCGCGTCCAGCGCTCCCTCCACCAGCACTACCGCATCCCGGTAGGCGGGTGTGTACTGAAAGAGCAGACGACCCACATCGACACCGGTCGGGTAGCGGTACTTCGGGCCAGCTCCCCCCAGCGCCCGTCGGACCACCCCGAGCACCTGACCCCGTGGGTCACGAAGCGGGTAGGTGACAGCCTCCTCGTCCGGATCCGATCCCAACCGGAACTCACGAGCGGCGGCTGTCCCTACTCGTTGGACCCAGTACGGGTGCACCTCGCCGGCGTCGAACCGGTCCAGCCAGGCCTCGGGGTAGATCTGGCCCTCGGCGATCTTCTTGTCCAGCCACAGCCGCATCACCGTGTAGTCCGGCTCGGCCAGCCGGGCCTCCCCGGTCAGGTCGCCGTGGGCGTGGCAGGTGTAGCAGAACCAGACCTTCTTGACCACGTTCACGCTGGCGCTCGGCCGGGAGTCGCCGTGTTCCGGGCACAGGAACGGGCGCTCGACTCCCCGGCCGTACAGCAGCGCCTCAGCCAGCGTGTGTGGATGCATGGCAGTCGCACCAGAAGTGGTGCTCGCCGTCACAGTCCTCCTGGATGCACCAGAAGGTGGTGTTGCCGACGGTGGTCATGTGCGGCAGCACGAACAGGGTTTCCTGCACGGTCTCGATCGCGGGCAGGGTCTCGATGGTGCTCATAGCTCGTCCTTGGTCTTGATCACCCGGAGTGCGGGTGGCGGAGTGCTGGTGTTCTCGGACATCACCTCGGCGTTGATCACCAGGTCGTCGGCATGGTCGGCCGAGATCTCGGTGAAGGACCCGTGGTCGGGGTCGAAGGTGGTGTGGAAGTAGATCCCGGAGGGACCGTGCCGGTTCTTTTCCAGGGAAAAGTGGGTGGCCACGTTGTGCGGCTTGGACCGCATCGTCAGCACCACGTCACCGTCCTGCCCGAGCGCGTCGGACTGGGCCAGGTTCTTCACCTTCGGCGGTGCCGAGCCGGTCTCCCCGTCCCGGTTGATCTGGGCCGCGCACAGCAGCGCGGTCTTCTGGCTCAACGCGATCGACTTCAGCGAGTTGGAGATCTTGGCCATCTCCCGCCAGTCGTCCACCGCCCGGCCACCGCCGTCGGCGGACATCAGGCCCACGTAGTCGATCACCACCAGGTCGTACTCCGATGCTCTGGCCGCGACCACCGATGGGCTGACCGGGCCGTCGGCCGGGGTGTGCACGTCCAGCACCCCGCCGCAGGCCTCCAGCCGGTCGGCGAGCTCGCCGGTGAACTTCTTCACCGTGGCCCGCTCGCAGGCCCGGGCCCGCAGGTTGGTCAGGGTGATCGACGGGTAGCCCATCTCGGCCCCCAGACATGCATGGAACCGGGCCCTGACCTCGGCCTCGCTCATCTCGAGGCTGTACATCAGGACCCGGTTCCCGCCGATCACCGCGCTCTTGCTGATCACCGTGATGTGCGCCGACTTGCCCTGGCTCGGCCTCCCGGCCAGGTACCACAGGTTGCCCGCGCAGATCCCGCCGGTGTACCGCTGCAAGGTGGGGTAGGGCAGCTCGACGGCGTACGGCCGGGCGTCCCACTCGTCCAGGTAGCCGGTGTCGGTGAGGATCCGCCGGGGACGAGCCGCAGCCCGTCTCGGCCGGGCTTCGACCAGCCGCTCGTAGGCGGCGCTCGCCTCCCCTAGGTGCACCAGCTCGGACGCCTCGGTGATCGCGGTGTTCAGCCGGCGGCGGTTGGCGGACTGGTGCACCATGTCCGCGGCCGAGCGCACCTCGGTGTGCTCGCTGCGCCAGAAGCCTGGGAACTTCATCGCGAAGATGTCCCAGGTCGGCTGCGCGCCGTAGGTCTCGGTGTAGTTGACGAGCCAGTTGTACTCGTCGGAGTAGCCCTCGAAGTCCGAAGCGCTGATCCCGAACGGGACCTCGCTTCCGACCGACGCGGTGTTGACCAGGGCTGAGATCAACAGCGCTTCTGCGGATACCGCTGGCACGGTGACTCCATTCGTGTGCTCGTCCCACACGCTCGTCCAGGAGTGTGTGTAGTTGATGTGGTGATCTAGCTGGCCTAGATGGCCTGTTTGCGATAGTAGGGCATCTGGTTGGTATCCGGCCAGACCCAGAACTTGCGCCCTCGTCGGTCGATCACCTCGATCCCACCGTTGTGCCGGCAGGCGTTCTTGGTGTCGCAGGTCGGGCAGTACCGCTTCCACAGCGCCAGGTGTGGGGCGTCGGGGTAGCAGACCCGACAGGGCCGGACATGCACTGTCGAGAGGTCGGCGGACACCAGGTCGTGGTGGTCGCCCCGGGACGGCTTCTTGGTCAGCTGGAAGCAGTCGGGATGGCGGTGGAATCTGGTCCGGTGCTTGGGATCATCCCGGATCCAGACTGTCGGCATCTGCGCACCGTACTCCCCTCCGGGGACGGCGCGCGTGGGCCGAAGGAACTATCTCTGGAGATGGTCCTGACAGCAAAAGGCCCCTGGCAGGAACATGCCAACCAGGGGCCTTGCCGTAGCTCGTGCCAGCGAACTACTGTGCGCTTGTCAGGAACGCGATCACATCGTAGGCCATCGGCGTCGCGATCTGCATCTCGTTCTGGGCACCAACTGAACAGATCATGCGACGCCACGGCGGCGTGAAGCCGATCAGGACCCGGAAGTCGAACCGGAGCAACCCGCGTCAGAGGCGGTTGCGACCGTGCGCCGGAAAGGTCCCCGGCAGCCGAGTGTTTCGGCTGTTTCGCATGTCCCCCGCTGGGGGGATAGGGGGGAGGGCCACAGTGCGAAGCGCCACGGCTCCGAAGGAGCCACATGACTAGGGGAGCTCGGAGATCCAGGAAGAGGAAACGGGACTCTCAGGAGAAGCAGTGGGCTGCCAGATCCGGTCCGGTCTACGTCGTACGACCACCTGACCCGATCCCGGACGACCACCAGACCGACGGTCTGGAACTGGCCAGGGAGCAGATCAGGAAGTACACCTGGAGATGGGTCTCACGATCACCTCGAGTCGGTCCACCTCCACCTCCACGCAGAAGGTTCAGCACTTCAGGCCAGTGACCATCAGGTCATAGCCTTCAGCCGATCGGGAGCTGGTCGTTCCGGACGCAGACGAACATCTGAACTGTCCGATCGATCGGTTCCCTGATGTGGACCCCCAGATCCATCCCGGTGTAGCCATCCGGACAGGGAGGTCCGGCTGGGCCCTGCGGGCCCGGTAGACCATCCTGTCCCGATGCCCCCCTCGGTCCTCTCACACCTCGTGGTCCCCTCTCACCGGGAGGTCCTGCTGGTCCTCCTGGTCCCGCCCTTCCTGGTTCTCCTGGTCGTCCTGCTGGTCCTCGTGGACCGGTTGAGCCAGTCTCACCCTTCTGACCTGCCTGACCTGTCGAGCCCGGTGTTCCTGGCTTTCCTCGGGGGCCTCGTGGGCCTCTCGGTCCTGGTTCTCCTCGCGGTCCTGGTACTGGTGTCGGTGAGCTAGCCGGAGGTGTAGGAGACACTGTTGGGCTACTACTGGGTCCAGTTGACGCCGATGGAGCCGATGGCGCATTGGCAGATGACGCCCGGTCGTAGCTGGCAGCAGCGAACCCGACACCACTCAGCACCAGCGCAGAGCCGTAGCCCAGGATCGAGGTCCACCTACGGTTCACTGGGCTGCTCCGGTTCCTTCTTGTGCCCGAGTGCGATGTCGGTACGGCCGGCCAGGTAGCCGGCCAGCAGACCGATCAGGGTGTTGATGATGTCGGCGATGTTCCGAGCTGGACCCGACAGGTCCCGGTCGGTGGTGATCGCCAGGATGAACAGCACGACCATCGTGGCCGCGATGTAGGTGCAGATCGTGGCCGCGATCATCAGCACCATGATCTCCCCGGTAGGCCGGTCCCGGAACCTTCGCCTGGTCATGGCATCCCCTTCGCGCTCCCCCTCCCCTCCACGGTAACGAGGTTGGCTGCCCTGGTTGACAACCTGTGGTGTATGGCCTACAGTGGGGTACATGAGATCGCTGGGCAGGTTAGCCGGCGGTCTCTGGCGGGGATCACACCTCGCCTCGGGGTCAATCAGTCGGCCCGTCACGTAGACACAGTGCCGCGCTGATACTCCGAACAGGCCGGGACGAACATCGTCTCGGCCCTTGTGCGTCTTTACCTAGATGAGATACAATGAACCTAGCGTTTGGGGCACCGCATGCCCTGATCCAGGCCCTTCCCAACCGTTCTGGGAAGGTTCAAGGAAGACCGGCCCGGTGTCGGAGGAGCAGAGGAAGCTTCTCCGGTACCGGGCCTTTTTCATGCCCAGACAACCTATGGAAGGGAACCGAATGTCGCACAGCACCGTGACCGTGGTAATCCGTGACGCCAGTACCTCTGCCGAGGCGATGGAGATGTTGGGAGGGATCCTCGATCCCTTCGATGAGAACAAGGAGATGGACCCCTACCCGGAGTGGGTGGAAGCCGATGGCGTCCAGCAGGCCCAGACCTTCTACCGGGAGCACCCCGAGTACTGCACCGGTGACGACGGTCCGACCAAGCCGTTCGATGACTACGTGACCGAGGGCAACCTCGAGGCCTGGAACGAGTGGGCCCGGATGGCCGTCGGTGGCTACTTCGGCAACGGCTGTGAGCGCGGGATCTACGACGCCGAGGAGGACCGGTTCGGCTACCTGTCCAGCTACAACCCGGACTCGCGCTGGGACTGGTGGACCCTCGGTGGTCGCTGGCACGGCTTCTACCAGCTCAAGCCCGCGGTGAACCTGGCCGCGGTACCGGTACCGGAGTGGCGCAGGGCACTGGAGGACCGGTCACCGGTCGGTGAGGACCGGGTTCACGGCGAGGAGCAGCTCCCGGTCTACGACGGCTCCCAGGACGCCGTGCTCGGCAACGGAGGCACCTTCGGTGACGACCAGGGCAGCAACTTCGAGGGCCGGGCGGACCTGGCTCGCAAGGGCCAGATCGACTTCGAGGCGATGCGGATGATGGCTGGGCAGAACGCCGAGGCCGGCTACGACGCCTTCGAGAAGGCGACCGTCGGCCTGGAGCTGCCGGAGAGCTGGCCGGACCTGCTGCGCCGGGTGTACTTCGACCACGACACCGACCCGGACGAGACCTACGACGGCTACGTGCTGGCCAGGACTGCGGAGAAACTGGAGCCGGTCTCGGAGGCCGAGTGGGTGCAGAACCGGCAGCAGCTCACCAACGAGGCTCGCCACCAGTTCCACAACCAGCCGTTCATCAAGGCCCTGTCCGAGGCCCACCTGATGCCGTGGCTCGATGACCCGCTGGAGGCCTGGTACGTCAACTCCGGTGGTCGTGAGGCGTACGTCGCTCACGCTCGTGACGGCGCTGGGATCACCCACGCGGTGCTGGTCGACGGTCAGTGGCACGAGCAGGGTCGGATGGGCTGGTTCGGGACGGTCAGCAACGAGAAGGACCAGACCACCTGGGAGCGCGAGTTCGCCCGGCTGATCGACAGCCTGCCGGACGAGGCATACCTGGCCGTGGTCGATGTCCACATCTGAGTACTCCCCGGTGTGCCCGTACTGCGGGCACACCACCATCTACAAGCCGAAGGGATGGGTGGTGGGTGGGCCGCTGGCCTGCGCGAACCCGTTCTGCGAGACCAACTACCCCGAGGAGGAGGACCAGTTGCCTGGCCTGCACGAGTGCCCGCACTGCCACTACCGGTTCGAGGACGCCGAGTCCCTGGACCGGCATCTGAACGAGGACGGCGGCTGTCCGGAGGAGAGCCATGGATGACAAGCCCAAGCTCCAGCCTGAGCCGACGTGGCTGCGGGCGAGCATCGACCAGCGGCTGGCCCTGATGGAGCAGCACATGGGCAACGCCGCCGACGTGCCGGCCAACGTGGTGATGACCCCGCTGACCGAGCCCGAGGAGAACGCCACCGATCACGACCGTGAGGTCTGGGAGCGCACCTGCGACAACTGCGGTGCCTACTGCCCGGACGAGTTCTACACCGGCCACTCGGTCCGGATGCGGGGCAACGTCCAGGTGATCTTCATGTTCGGGGTCTGCCCGAGCTGCAAGGAGCTGCCATGAACGACCAGACATCTACCGCCGAGAATGGGCTACGCCAGGTCTGGTGCGTCGCCTACGACAGCGACACCCCGAACATGGACGGCTCGCACAACGCGGTTCGGATGCACGAGGTCCCATCCCTTGACGCCGTGCAGGCCGCGCTCCGCATCGTGGAGGAAAGGTCGCTCAGAGCCCCGAAGCGGAACCTCCGCATTGAGACCCGGATGGTGAGCGACTGGACCCGCGTCACTCCGCCCGAGGGAGGACGCGATGCCTAACGCCGAGAATGACGCGGGTCGCTCGCGGGCAATCGTCTGCCGAACCTGCGGCCATGCCCTGACGGATTGGGAGCGCGACAACCTCGACGACCAATGCGAGCCGTGCGTCACTCCGCCCGAAGTGGGTGAGCGGTCGTGAACGACTTCATCGACCCGCTCAACGACCCGAGGTTCCCTGACCGTCCCCGGCACACCGACTTCTGGTGGCTGTCCGATGCGGTCAACTACCTCGACGGTCAGGCCGGCGAGGGTGGTCACCATCCCAAGGAGATCGTGGCGGTCTATGCCGACCCCGACTCCGTGGTCTACCTGTGCAACCAACGGGTCCTGCGCGGGACCGAGATCAACCCCGCGCTCCAGACCGACCTCGATCTGCGGGCGCTGGGGATGGCGCTGTGGGTGGACGGCTTCGCCATCGGCTGCCGCTACACCGAGGAGCAGATCGCACGTTCAACCACACCGGAAGGAGAGGAAGATGCTGGACAAGGTGGACCGGAAGGTCCTTGACGACATCGAGCGCACCGGCTGGGCGGCGATCTCGGTGTTCCCCACCGAGGACGACCTCGGCCCGGGCAACGAGTACTTCACCTACACCGTCGGGATGACCAAGCACGACCACCCCGACATGATCGTGATGGGCATGGTGCAGCAGCAGGCGCACGGTGTCCTGAACGCGGCGTACCAGGCCGTTCAGCGGGGTACCAGGTTCTACCCGGACACCTACTCCACCGAGGTGCTGCGAGGCCTCAGAGTGGCCGTTCTGGAGGTCCTGGAGCCCCTCGGGGACTACCCGCTGTCCATGTGCAACCACCTCTTCGGACAGGTGGAGGCACTGCAGATCGTCTGGCCGGACGCCAGCGACAGGTTCCCCTGGCACGAGGACTTCGAGGAGGAGTACCGGGACCGGCAGCCGCTGCTCGGGATCTGGAGCGGCGATGAGTGAGCAGAACACCACAGTCCCGGCCGAGATCACCCACCTGGACTTCGACCCGGAGGAGTCCCAGGAGAAGGTGCCGAAGTGCATCGGGCACAAGTTCCAGCGCGCCGAGAACGGAGGTCCGGTGGAGACCGTCGGCAACAACTTCACCTGCTCCAACCCGGCGAAGGTGGTCACGATCAGGTCCTGCTGCGGGATGATCGGCCACTACTGCATCAGCTGCTACAACGACATCTGCAAGTTCCACGCCGGGCAGCAGATGATCGGTCCTTCCTCTCACGGAGACAAGCCGAAGCACCCGGTTGTGGGGAACCCGTTCTCCCGAGTGGAGTTCCTGTGAGGACCTTCCGGCTGCTCCGCGACCGCGATGTCTCCGGTGTCTCGGGCACCGGGATCGTGGCCGAGGGCGTGCAGTTCACCGACGGCACGGTGGCGATCAGGTGGCTGACCGAGAAGGCCTCCACCGTGATCTGGGCCAACCTGGACGACGCGATGTCGATCCACGGTCATGACGGTGCCACTCAGGTGGTGTGGCTGTGAACGACAAGCCGAAGATCTGCCGGGCGACCATGCCGGGGATCGCCGATCCCGGCCACACCCACACCTGCACCGGCGACCACAACGACGGAGACCACTTCTGCGCCGAGTGCAAGCGCTGGTGGTACCAGGCACCGAAGGAGAAGGCGTCATGACCAGGAGACACATCCGCATGGGCCCACCGGGGCCCGGTGAGACCCCGATGCCGGATCGGTCTCTGAAGTACCTGATCCTCGGCTGCTTTCGGGCAGTCGTGGGCTTCGATGAGTTCCCGATCAAGGTCGATCACGTCGAGGAGAACCGCAGTGACTCCGGGACCATCCAGTCCTTCACCATCGTCACCGAGTCTGGGCTGCGGTTCACCACCACCGTCGAGTTCGAGGAGGTCAACGACGGAGGGAGCTCGGGCTGGGGGTACACATGAGCCACTACTACGACATGGACGGTCAGCCGATCACCATGGAGAAGTGGTGCGAGACGTTCGAGGACTTCGAGCACCGCCGGATCGGCTACACCGAGCTGCCCGGCGGCTGCCGGGTCTCCACGGTCTGGCTCGGGCTGGACCACTCGTTCAGGGAGGAAGGCCCGCCGCTGATCTTCGAGTCGATGGTCTTCGGCCCCGACGACAGCACCGACCTGGACATGATCCGGTACTCCACCCGCGAGGAGGCCGAGCAAGGACACTCCCTGCTGGTCACCCGCTGGACCGGATGGACCCCGGGTGATGAGCACCCCGAGGACACTTCGCGGTCGTTTCTGAGCCAGTTCATCGATGCTCTGGACGCCGCAACCGGGGAGCGCCAGTACAACTACGCCGACTCCTGGAACGACGCGATGGTCGTGATGTACCCCAAGGAGATCGCCAAGCAGATGGAAGAAGACAACCCCACGGAAGGGAACCAAAGATGAAGCGACCCCGTTACACCCGCGGAGAGGGACCACTGATGCAGACGCGAACAGTCGCGGAGCTGACCGCAGCCCGCGACAAGATCGCGAACGGCTGGGCCCAGAACATCGAGATGACGACCGACGATGACGGGCAGCTGAGGTTCTGCTCGATCGGAGCGCTGCGGATGGCGGTCCTGGAGCAGATCGGGCACCGTGGCCCCGTCCAGGAGCGCTTGTACAACGACCAGCGGGTGGTGGAGATGGCCATCACCGAGCTCACCACCGGGCCCTGGGAGTACGACCTGATCGACTGGAACGACGCCGCCGGTCGGACCCAGGCCGAGGTGGTAGAGGCATTCGACCGAGCCATCAAGATCGCGGAGAGGGACGAGCTGTGAAGTTCGCATCCGTGGCCGACTGGCTGGACGCCGCGGCCGACTACCTCGAGAACCATGGCTGGTGGAGGGGTGCCCTCCTCGGTCCCAACCGGAACCAGAGCTGCGCCGTCGGCGCGATCCTGTTCTCCGCTGACCTGGACGAGAGCCAGGTACAGGCCCCGGAGGTCGCGCGCGCCTGTCAGGCCCTGATGAAGGCGATCGACGGATCCGAGAACATCGTCCTCGCCTCGGGCAACGTCATGACCTGGAACGACGACAAGGAGAGGGGTGCCCGGGGCAAGCAGCACGTCCTGGACACGTTCCGCAAGGCAGCCAAGATCGAACGAGCCGGGTTTGACCCGGATGAAGGGATCACCACATGAAGATCATGGACAGGGTGGCCGACCTGCTGGCCAGCACCCGGGAGTACATCCGGGAGCACGGCTGGGCTCAGGGCACCCTGAACGAGGAGAACGGCCACGTCTGCATGATGGGCGGGATGGCGTTCTGTCAGGGTCTGTTCGAGACCGACAACGAGTCCCTGGAGCAACTGGTCTCCGAGCACGAGGACATGACCGAGGCGGTCTGGCTGCTGGCCAGCCAGCTCGACTACGACGAGCGCAAGTACGACGAGGACGGAGACCTTCAGCCGGCCCCGGTCGGCGTGGTCACCTGCTGGAACGACGCCGATACCACCACCCAGACGGAGGTCGAGGACCTGCTGGCCAAGTGCGAGAAGATCGCGAGAGCTGGGTTCGACCCGGATGAAGGGATCATCCCATGACCGAGAACATCAGTCCCAACATCCCGCTGCTGCGGAAGGCAGTGGAGTGGGTAGAGGAGCAGGACGCTCTGCCCGAGATCGACCGCGAGTGGTGGCAGGGCGGGTACGTGACGCCCCCCAACTACATGGCCGACCACCTGGTCAGAATGGTCTGGAACAGCGACGGCACCCGAGTCAACAACGAGCAGCTCAACCAGATCCGGGCGCACTGCGGCACTGCCTACTGTGTGGCCGGCTGGGTCGGGATGCATGCCGACTCCCGGTACACCACCACGGACGTGGTGGACGGGATCCATGTCCGGTACGTCGCGATAACGGAGCTCGGTCTCACCGACGAGCAGGCGGGCGCGCTGTTCGACGGCTCCAACTCGGCAACCCAGGTCCGCCGGATCGCCGAGAAGATCGCTGGGGAGAAGCTGTGACCCAGGTACCCGATGCCGAGCTGCTCGAGGAGCTGATGACCCGGCTGAACAACGCCGACTGCAGCGCGACCATCGGCGAGGCCAGCATCCGGCCTACCGAGATGGGGATCCAGGTCATGATCAAGGCCAGGGGCGCGATCCTGAGCGTCGAGTTCGAGGCCGACGACGACCACCTGCGGCTGGCTCAGGCGATGCTCAAGATCGCTCCGCAGGTGGTGGACGACATGATCGCGAAGATCTCCGAGGCCGCCGAGGAGGCTGAGTGAGTCTTCAGCACCTGGTGATCGTGTGGGCAGCCCTGTACGGCTACGTCTGCTTCTGGACAGGGCTGCTCCTCGCGTGGTGGTGGAGCAGAGGAGGCTCCTGATGCCCGACTACAACCACTTCCTGCGGATGGCACAGCACATGAAGGCCAGCAGCAACGACATCGTGGCCGCGATCGAGAAGGTTCAGGCCGCCGACTACGGCGTCGTGGCCCTGGTATTCACCAAGGGAGGCCGCAAGATGGAGATCCAGATCCTGGACGAGCCGTTCGACCCCAACGTGCGGCTGTTCCCTGGGGTGTGACTCCTGAGGCGCAAGAAAGTGCTGGGAATGTAGCGTTTTGACTTGCGTTTCCCACGCCTGTATGAGATAGTTAGAGCAGTTGATCAGCGACCGCATACCCAAAAGCGGCTCTGACCAGCAACGACGGCAACAAGGTGTTGCCGGCGGGAAGGCCCTCAGATCACTCGATCTGGGGGCCTTTTCGCATGTCTGACCCCTGAAAGGAGTCACCATGAGCACCACCATCACCACGTACTACCACGATGTCGCCTGCATGGACTGCGGGGCCGAGATCACCTGGGCGGACGACGAGTTCGAGCCCCACCCGGAGCAGCAGTACCGGTGCATCACCTGCATCAAGAAGATCGATCCGTACAACAGGGTCGATCAGTGCCTGCGCTGCGCCGCGCACTTCCAGCCCGTCAGCGTCTGGCAGCTGGGCTGCTCGGACGAGTGCGAGGACTGGCTCGAGGAGCAGGCCGAGCGCGCCCAGGACCGTGACCTGGCGCGCGAGCAGGCCTGGCTGGAGTCCTACGGCGAGGACGAGGAGGAGTGATGGACATCTACGTCGTCACGTTCCGGACCAAGCCCGACAACGCGGGCAAGGGCGCGACCGAGAACTACTACCGGTTCAGCTACATCGCCGGTCACTTCTTCGGGCTGCTGGAGTTGGTCAACAGCCGTCAACCGCCGCTCACGGTCCTGATCGAACGCCTCCTGGACGAGGTGCAGGTCGGCTGCACCCCGGAGATCGCCGGCGCGCAAGGTCAACAAGGTGTCGCGTGCTGGGACATCCCCGAGGTGCTGGAGGTCTCCGCCCGGCAGGTCACGGTCATGGAGCCCCGCTCCCTGCTCCCGCTGGAGGTGTGATGACGCTGGACGAGAAGGTCGAACTGGCCGTGTCGGTGCTCATGGACACCCACCTGGTCCAGATCTTCGACGTGACCCGAGAGGTGCTGGAACTCCTGGAGATCCAGCACATCCCAGTCGAGGCGGCTGGTGTGGCGCTGATCGAAGCAGTTCGCTGCTCGCCGATCAGTGCAGCCGCCTACCTCAACGTCGAGGCCTGTGTCCGACGGTTCATCGCAGTCGAACAGGAGGAGGTCGGATGAGCGCCGCCGAGGTCACCTACACCGAGCGAGTCGAGGTGCAGGTCCGCACCAACGACGGCGGTTGGATGACGGAACCTCACATCCACCCCGATCAGCCCACCCCACCGGGAGACGAGTTCCGCAAGGTGCATGTCCTGGTCATCACCGTCACCACCGAGGTGGCAGATGCCTGAGTACGTCTACTGGTACGCCGACATCTGGGGCTGGGACAGCAGCCCCGGAGCGTCCACGTCCGACCTCCAACGGGAACTGGAGGTCGGACGCAAGGCCATGGCGATGGAGCGGTGCGAGAACGCCACTCCGGAGCTCTGGTTCCTCGCGCTCGCCCACACCACGGAAGGAGCATGAATGGCCGGAGCGGCCTATGAACGCAGCTGGGCTCTGCTACGAGCCACCGTCCCCAGTTCGGACTGGCGGTGGCAGGTCGAACGGGACAAGCGTGGTCGGTTCCAGCGACGGATCTACACCCACCTGGAGTTCACCAGCCAGAGCGGGCAGCGCTACCAGGTCTGGTTCGCCTCGACCGCGATCAACATCAAGGCAGTCGGCACCGAAGGGCACTTCATGTTCGCCCTGTGTGGGGGGCCGAAGCCCTTCTCCTACACAGGCGGCCGACTGCCGGACCCCGACATCTGGCTCGGGCAGTACCTCGCGTTGAAGTACGACGAGCGGGCCTTCCGCAAGAAGGCCGTCCCCTACGCCCACTGGCCGCACCACGTCGTGGTCCTGTAGCCCCACGGATGTTCCACCCGCCCCACAGCAACTCGGCTGTGGGGCTTCGCTGTATCACCACGAAGGGAAACAACCGAATGTCCACTCTCACCAAGATCGACGTTCCGGCCGGCAAGCACGTCCTGCGCATCCTGGACAGCTCCGGCCACACCGACGTGATCTACGACCCGGCCGTCGAGACCGAGGTCAACGAGGCCATGGCCACCTTCGATGAGTCCATGGCCAAGGGCATGCTCGCCTTCACCGTGGACTCCGGCGGTGGCACGGGCACGGTCACCCGCACCTTCGACCAGACCGCCGAGCAGGTGGTCATGGTCCCGCAGACGGTCGGGGGCTAGATGGCCAGCAGTCCTGTCGCCAACGTCCTGAACCGGCTCCGCCAGCAGCCTCGGCTGCCCAACGGCCGGTGGGCCGCACGACCGTCCCGGGAGCAGCGCCAGGAGAATGCCGAGAAGCGCTCGCTGGCTCTGCTGCGGGCACTGGTGGACCCAGGCGACTGGGATAGCAATCTCAGCAATCCGATCCAGGTGGAGACCGAATCGGCCGTCTATGAGATCCGGTTCACCGGGATGGTGGAGAACATCAGCTTCAGGTTCAAGTCCACCACGCCGTACGGGAACCAGGGCGGCCGGATCTGCGGTGGTCCATACCTGTGGTCCGACTACTCCACGCCAGCGTCGATGCACCGCTCCCGGCTCCCTCGGGTCGATGACGAGCTCTGGAGCCAAGCGATGAGGCTGGAGGGGAGGCAGCCGCTGCCGATCCCGATGTACGACTTCTACCTCGGGCAGTACCTGGGCCTGAAGTTCAACGAGACTCAGTTCCTCGCGAAGTCGGTCGTGGCCTACACCCGCTACTGAGGGGGTCGCTGCCCAGCACGCACATCCTCGTCCTCTCCGTCGAGGATGTGCGTGTCTGGAGGGTGACCCGCCCTGCCCACGGCGACCGTCGTGGGGAACCAAACCCTCCGAAAGGGGACACCATGAAGCACCTTGCACCGACCATCGTCATCGAGGTCGGTCACGCCAACCAGCCGACGACACCGGAAGGGTTCTCCAGCCCTACCGAAGGCTGGACCCAGTTCACCACGCTCCAGCCCAGTGCGGAGCCGTCCGGCATCCACCCGCTGGGGACCGCACAGCCGGCCTACCTGCGGAACGCGGTGATGCTCAACCGGGACCGGTCGGAGCTGAAGCGGAACGAGCTGCTCGACTTCCACCAGGTGCCCTGGGAGGAGATTCCAGAGTACTTCCAGGATGTGGTCGCCCAGGAGGTCGGCCGGGATGACTGGAGCAGGTACCAGATCAAGGTCCGGGTCAGAGGTGAGTTGCCCACCGAGCGCATCGACCGTGACGACGCAGAAGGTGAGCAGTCGTGACCGAGCGCAACCAGGACATGCTCCGCGAGTTCGTGGAGCGGGGCCGCAAGGCCCAGCAGGCGGTGGACCGGATCATCACCGGCTTCACCTGCCCGCGATGCGGCAGGACCTCGCACAACCCGAACGACATCCGCGAGGGGTACTGCGGGAACTGCCACGACTGGACGGGGGAGGAGGCCTGATGTCGCTCTTCTTCCTGTCCTGTCTATTCGGGTCGGTGGGGGTCTCCATCCTCACCAACCTGTTCATGGAGGCCTACTGGCAACGGCGGGCCACCGAAGAGATCCACGATCATGACAGGGGGCTCGAGTGAGCTCTCGGGTCTACACCCCCGCCAGATAGGCCAATGCCTCCCGGTCGGCGAGGCGTGGGTCACCACCAACCTGCCGACCCCGAAAGAAGGAGTCATGGGCACCAGATCCGTGACGTATGAGGTGGGGATCACTCTCTGCAGTGGGAGCAGCTTCAGCCGCAACCACACCAGCCTCGAAGAGGCGATGGATGAGTACAGCACCATGCTCTCGTGTGCGATCGATCCCAGCCTGCTCACCCAGCTCAACCCGAAGCACATCCGGATGGTCACCCTGATCGGACGGGACGAGCTGGGCAACATCACCCACCACATCAATAGCCCGGTCTTCGGTTGCGAGGATCGAGCAGTCGCCTGACACAGCAGAGCCCCGGGGATCACCACAAGCTCCGGGGCTCTGCTGTTCGCCTTGGAAGGGAACGAGGTTCCATCATGCCAGTCACCCAGGAAGGAACGGAATGAGGATCGCCGAGAACAGGGTCGCTTGCGCGGAGTGCAGTGAGCTCAAGCGGAACCTGGTCCGGGTCGCCGGTGAGCACAACAGCCTGGCCATCAAGGCTCGTGGGCGACACATCAGCGCCCCCGAGCGCCGGCGTCTGCAACAGCTGCGGACGCAGGCGGCCATGGCTCGACACGAGCTCAAGGCCCACCAGCTGACCTGCAAGGAAGGAACGCCATGACCGACATGGACGTAAAGCAGGCCGACCAGCCGTTCACCCGGCTGACCCGCCTGTGCCAGTCGATGACCGACGCCTTGGACGACGCACTCGAAGCAGAGCGCGAGGAGCACCGGGGCGACCCCGAGGCCAACCTGACCCCGGTCAAGGCCATTGTCTTCCTCGAGGACGACGAGAAGGCCGGGATCCAGATCCGCGACTACGAGGACTCGGTGCAGGCGATGGCCGCGCTGTTCATGCACATGAAGGCGATCTTCCAGGCCAGTGGCCGGGACCTGGAGTTCGTCGGCATCCCGGACACCGTGGAAGGAGCGGAGGACCATGACTGAGACCAAGAAGGGCGTGCCCCTCCCCGAGACCGCCAGCCTCCACGAGAAGGCCGTTCAGGCCGTGGCCAGGGGAGAGGTCCAACCGACTCCCCGGAAGCGCCGTACGCCCGCCCAGAGCCCCGACAACGGGCCCTCCACGGAGGTGCACACCCACATCCAGCTCGACCAGCTGGTGCTGTCGGAGGTGCAGCGGATCATCGGCGATCCGGAGAACGGCTACTCCCGGTACGAGATCCTCGATCGTGAGACGGCGATCGTCAGATGACCGCACAGCACCTGCTGTGGGTCAGCCTGACCTGCAACGTGGTGCTGGCCATCGGCTGGTTCCTCACCCTCGGCTGGGGTGAGACCTACCACCAGGCGAACATTCGGCTGCAGCGTCGGGTCCGGGTCCTCACCGATCCGGACCCGACCTGTGGGTGCACGCACCACTACTCGTTCCACAGCGACGACGACGGCTGTCACTACACCGTCGCCTTCTTCAAGAAGACCAAGCTGGGCACCCGGCAGGTGCTCACCACCTGCCGGTGTCTGCGCTATGTCGGACCGGAACCACTGCCTCGCGTCATCTCGATCGAGAGCCCGCTCCCGGAAGGAGATGAGCCGGCGTGAGCCCTCGGATCTGCAACCAGAAGTACACCAGCCGGGTCAGCGGGGAGCGGCTGGCTTGCACCCATCCGATCGGTCACACCGTGACTGATCTGTCCGATCACTCCTGGGAGTGGCTGCGCCGCGCCGAGGAGGAAGAGGTCGCGGAGTCCTCCGGACCGCCCGAGATCGATGACCTGATCGAGGGCATCGCCGGAGGCACCTACGACCCCTACATCGAGTCGCTGCTGGCCGCGCTGCATGGCCGGAAGCGAGCCGTCAGAAGCATTCCGCACCCCTATGGGCGGACCGAGGAGTAAGGGAGGGCCCATGGGCCGACGAATCAAGCCGAGGAGGAGGAAGCCGCACCGCTCCCCGGCCCTGAAGGAGTGCAAGAGCGGCAAGTTCTGCTACCAGAGCAAGGCGCATGCACTGAGCGCCACGCTCAATCGCGCGATCAAGGGCGGGCAACGGCTGCGCGCCTACAAGTGCCGGGACTGCCCGTACTGGCACATGACATCTCGGACTGAACAGAAGGAACGGAGGTAACGCAATGCCACGCAGGATCGAGATCAAGTTCGTTGCGGATCTGGCCAAGGGAACCCGGAAGGCCAACCAGGTCACGATCGACAAGATGACCCGAGAGATCGGTGAGTTCGCTCGTCAGCTGTTCAGCCAGAACGGCTTCACCGCGACCAGCACCGAGGTGACTCGCAAGATCACCTACTTCGAGTCCACCAAGACGTTCGTGCTGATGGCCATCCGCCATCTGAAGAACGTCGCCTGAGACCAGGGGGCAGTGAGCAGGCACGTCCTGCTTGCTGCCCCCTCGACTTGTGAGAGGAGCTGCCATGACCGAAGAACCCGCCGAGATCGCCGGGCTGGTCTGGTCCGCAGGCGTCGATGACGGAGCCTGGCGGGCCGACGTGACCCGGATGGAGACCAACAGCTGGCGCGGGATCCTCACCGTCACCCGGATCGCCGACGGCAAGGAGATCCTCCGCGAGGAGGTCGGGCTGGCCTATGCAGCCGCCCTCGGCCCGGACCAGTCCGACGTGAACCTGTGGGGCCAGATGGTGATCGGCTCCATCGACTTCTACGAAGCCCAACACCCTGAGGAGAGAACATGACCTGGAACGACTTCCTGCGCTACAGCAAGTACATCGCGATCTTCTACACGATCGCGTTCGCCCTGGTACTGATCGGCATCTGGATGGGCACCGGGGTGAACTACCGGTTCATCTGGTCCGGGGTGCTGTTCTTCGCGACCGCGGTCGCCGCCAACGTCGCGCTCGGCTGGTACCACTCCAACCACCGGTCCTCGATGGCGCTGGAGAAGAACATCTACCTGGACCAGCAGCAGAAGGCCCAGGTGATCACCAGCGACACCAAGGAACTGGCCCAGATGAAGACCGAGCTCGATCTCGAAGGCCGGTTCCGGGAGATCGCCCGCAAGACGATCCGCGAGGAGCGTGGCTACTGATGCGGCACAACATCCGCCTGGTGACCGCGTTCGCGGTGGTGACCGTGGTGGTGGCCTGGATCGCGCTGATGGTCAGCTACTGGCTGCCGGACCCGGCCGGGAAGGCGCTGATGGCCACCGCCTTCGCCATGGGCATCCCGGCCATCATCGTCGGCGGGATCTGCTTCATCGGCGAGACCGAGATCACCGAGGAGCTGGAGAAGCGCAGCGATGCGAAGACGGCGCGAGCCCGTCCGATGCGCTGCACCGACTGCGGCTCCAAGATCCTGAACGCCGCCGGCACCACCATCGGCGACCAGATCGAGGACGAAGTGATGATGCTCGACACCCCCGCGTACCGCGACGAGAAGGGCAACTGGCATCCGCCAACCGGCCCCAGCAACGACCCAGTAAGGAGAACACCGTGAAGCCCACCGAGGTCAAGACCACCGACCTCCTGGACAAACTCCAGGAGAACCGGACCAAGCACATCAAGGAGTACAAGAAGGCCCGGAGGACCTGGCTGAAGAAGGCGATCCGGGAGCTTCGCAAGGTCGCTGATCGAGCGGAGAAGGATCAGAAGCTGAACTACCAGAGCTTCTCTCCGCTGAACAAGCTTCCGAAGCCCACCAGCTACGCGAAGTCCTACGACGTGATGATCGCCCGCCTCGAAGCCGAGGTGAACGACACCGTTCAGCTGGACGAGCGTGACTTCAACGCCTACTGGCTGGACAACTGGGAGTGGTCCGGAGCATTCGTCGGCACTACCTCGCTCTACAACGGCTGATGGCCGAACCGGACGGCTGCCCGGAGTGCGAGGAGCCCGACTACCTCGGCTACGAGGTGCTCGGGGTCTACGACGGAGTTCTGTACTGGGTGTGCCCGCACTGCGGGCACGCATGGCCCCGGTTCACCGAGGGTCTGGGAGGGCTCGCCGAGCTCTCCGCGAAGTACGCCGAGCAACACAACCTAGAGCACGAGAAAGGAGAGACATGAGCAACTTGGATCCGAACCACGAGTGGATGCCCCGCAGCGCGGAGCTGAAGGACAACGACCATCTGCGCGAGCAGGCCAGACGGGTCTACCAGATCCTGAAGGTAGTCCGCGGCATCAAGGACTGCCCGACGTACGACGTGGTGGTCCACGAGCTCGCCCAACTGGTGGCGCTGGTCGAGGTGACCGGTGCCAAGCAGACCGCCAACGTCGGCGGGATCATCGTGACCCGCGGCCCGATGGAGGGCTACGGAGTGATGATGCACGTCGCCGACATCTACGTGATGCACCTGGCCGGTCAGCGGCTGGATGGCTGGGATCAGGTTCACGAGTACTGGGCTCGTGAACCACAGGAAACCGAGGGAGTGTCATGACCACCTGTTTCGGGCCGCAGGCATCACCGATGATGACTGCGGCTAGCAACGTCGGTGAGGGCTGGCACCAACTGCTCCGCAACCTGGAGCTCCAGCTCAACGACCTGGACCCGGACTTCACCCTCCAGCAGGTCAAGGAGAAGTTCGGCGGGCTGCGGTACTACGCCCAGTCCGACGCCGAGGGCTTCCACGAGGCGATCGCCATCGCCGAGGAGGCCTCCACCAAGCTCTGCGAGGTGTGCGGGAAGCGAGCCGAAACCCGGTCGATCCACGGCTGGTGGAAGACGCTGTGCGACATTCACCACGCCGAGAGAGAAGCCAGGCGGAACAAGGAGATCGAGGATCTCCACGTCCAGCACGGAGGTGAGGGCTGATGCCAGGAGAGCCGGGTAGCCGCATGGACCATCAGTTCTGCGGCGACATCAGCATGATCCGGCACCACCTGGACCGGATCGCCACCTGCATGGAGGCAGCAGATCGACGCGCTCGGGAGCGTGCTGCCGCCGTGGACCCGAGCAGCCTGGGCGCGTACGCGCTCTGGCAGCAGGAGGTCGCGCTAGGTGACACCACCGTCGGGTTCGCCGACTGGCTGGCCTGGCACGACTCGGACCAGAAGGAGGCAGCCGATGCCTGACACCTTCACGCCCACCATGTCGGTGCTCGCCGACTGGGAGCGCACCAGCAACGGCGTCATGTACACCACCGCCACCGCGATGGGAGGAGTCGCGCTGCTGCACAGCGTCCCGTACTGCTCGGGGATGAAGAACGCCCGGATGGTGCCGAACTTCATCGCCGACGAGCTGTGGCGGCTGGGGCAGGACCGGCGTGACCGGTTCATCGGCTGGTGCGAGCAGTGCGCCGTCAGGCGCAAGGCCAGCCCATAGACGACTGGCCCCTCTGTTGTCCGGTGGAGGGGCCGGTCCACGGTGGTGGCCGGTTAGGCAGGACGGCATCCCCACGGTGCGCGGTCCCCACCGGCCACTGCCGATGTCTCCTGGACCCAGTGTTGTGTATGTGATACACTGATTCCAGTGCGTGGGCTTCTGCCTGCGCGGAAACAGGACGGATGGCTGTCAGAGGCCATCCGCCCACTGAAGCCCCTGACCCCGATGGTCAGGGGCTTTTTGCATGTCCGGAACCTGCGGGTGGGCCTCGAAGAGGGCCGAAGACGTGTGGCAATCGACCGGCTCTGCGGAGCGGCCTCGAAGAGGGCCCGGTGTGCAAACCCCAACGACCACATCATGAAAGGGTGTGATCACCATGGCTGCAGCAGTTGCAGTTGTGCCTGCGATCCCCAACCGTGACGCCTTCATGGCGCGCGTGTCGGATCGCTTCCGGGCCATGGCCCGGAAGGCTCTGGAGTTCGCGAAGACCGCGACCTCCAAGGCCGTCCAGTTCGCCAAGAAGGCCGGCAACTGGGCATTCCACCTCACCCCAGTCACCTGGGCCTGGGACAAGGCGAAGTTCGCCGGATCCAAGGCCTGGCACTGGGCACACCCGGGGGTCCAGTGGGCCAACCGGATGGTGGTTCAGCCGGTGGCGTACGGAGTCGGAGTGGCCCTCGCGGTCATGATGGGCTCCAAGCTGCTCGCGGCGCTGACGGGACTCGTCCTGTTGGGCCTCGTGGTGACGATCGTCACCAGGAAGAACTGGCGAGGCAAGGAGAAGGTGGTGGCGATCGAGGTCGCCCCCGCCCCTGAGGAGCCGAAGGCTCCGAAGAAGAAGTCCCGGAAGGTCGCGGAGGAGAAGGTCAAGGAGGCAGTCGATGCTGTCTTCGAGGCTCTCACCGACGAGACCGAGGAGGTCGAGGTCGTCGTGACCAAGACCTCGCCCGAGGCTCCGCCTGTGACTGAGGCTCCGGCCGAGGTCGAGAAGACCGAGGACTCCTCGGCCGCCGAGCCCGCCAAGGGCAACGGCTACAAGGTCAAGCTGCCCGAGGGCGACCTGATCCCGACCGAGACGCTTGCCAAGCGTTTCAACGACCTGGACGTGCTCATCAACGCCGAGATGAACAAGCCCGACCAGGACAAGGAGTACATCTGCGAACTGCAGGGTCGCCAGAACCTCATCCACGTTCGGGCGGGTAAGCACTCCAAGGTCAAGAAGTCGGCCACCGTCGCAGAGATCCACGAGGACTTCAAGAAGTCCTTGCTTCTGCAGTGGGGATCGGAGCACGAGGTGCCGATCGCCAGTTCCGAGGAGTCAGGGATCTACCCCTCGGCGCTTTACCGCGGAGCGATGGCCGAGAACAGCCGGCTGAACAAGATCATCCGGCTGAAGGCAGAGCACGACCGGCTCAAGGGCAGCAAGGTCGCCTGAGAGTCACCCCAGGGGAGGGGCCCGTTTCGGCACGGGTCCCTCCCCTCCTTTCGCTTCCCCTCGTCAGCAAGGAGAGACCCATGAAAGAACCCGAAGACCCGATGCTGAGAAGCGTCGTCCAGGCCGTGATCTCGGTCATGTCCGGACGCGAGGTCATGTTCCTGATCGACAAGGACTACAAGATCGCTCACACCCTCCACCTCACCGAACTCGGGAAGGCACGCGCCACCCAGGCCCGGACGCAGATGCTGAGGCAAGGAGACCTGCTCGCAGTCCTGATGCTCGGCACGGGTGGAGACGCCAAGCGCGACTACGCGATCTGCGAGCACTACCCGATCGCCGGGATGACCGAGACCTACACCCTGTCCTACCCCAAGCCCGTCCCCACCTGGGTCGATCAGAACGACCCCCAGTGCCAGGACGTGCTCAACAGCTACCGGCAGATCTGGGACATCGGATCGCTCTGAGAGGAGGTACCACCAGCACCAACCAGCAGGACCGTGCAACGAACCCCTAGTACAGCCAACTATGGAAGGCACAGCATGTCAGAGCAGGAGAAGGTTGACCCGTGGAGCACCGAGGCAGCAGACGAGGAGCGCCGACGGGTCAGTGACCTTCTTGCCGAGCACGGCAAGAACCGCAGCACCCTGACCGAGAAGATCGAGCGACGCAAGGACGGCGGCAAGAAGATCGCGCTGCCGGTGGACATGGCCCTCGAGACCGCCGAGGAGACCATCCGCGAGAAGAAGGAAGCCGAGGAGGAGACCTACGAGTTCTCCAAGGTCTTCCTGTGCCGGCCGCCGGACGGCGCGTGGAACTTCAACAAGCTGCTCACCCAGCTGTGGGACACCCCACTCGGCAAGCGGACCACCGGCTGGTTCGCCTCGCCGCCGCAGATGATCGCGGTCGAGGTCAACCGCGGCGAGTCCTACAACGTGCCCTGGGGGACGATGTACTTCAAGCCCTGGGAGACCACGTTCGAGCTGGGCATGGCGATGCACCCCGAGTACGGAGTCTCGTTCTCGGTCAGCGCCTACGGCAAGCTGAAGTACGAGACCGACATCTCGAACTTCTTCCTGCTCCTCGAGGACTTCCTCAAGGAGAACTCGATCTACGCCGGGAAGGCGATGCGCAACGTCACCGCCCAGCCGGAGTTCATCGACCCGTACGTGGTGGACCGGGCGACCATCGCCTACTCCACCGAGAACTGGTGGGAGCTGCAGGCTCACATCTACGGGCTGATCGAGTGCCACGAGCTGATCAAGGAGGCCAACGCTGGCTACCTGGTCCACAAGGTCTACGTGGTCGATGAGGACGACAACATCGTCTACGACGACCATGCGGGCAACCTCGTGGCAGCGGACCATCCCGAAGCCGAGCCGGTCACCGAGTGGGTGACCGACCCTGAGGGTCGGAAGCCGGTTCTCGATGAGGACGGCAAGCCGATCACGAGGACGGAGCGGACCCACATCAAGCTGTCGAACAACGTGCTGTTGTCCGGCGACAACGGTGGTGGCAAGACCTGCGCGGCGGCGATCGCCGGGCAGTACTGCCTGGAGTACGGGTTCAACTTCGTGGAGGTGAACTGGAACGAGGACTTGGTTCAGGCCACTCGGTTCGTCCAGCGGCTGGACCAGCCCACGGTGATGGTGCTCGAGGACGTGGAGCACCTGTTCAAGAACCCCGACGCCATGGACAAGCTGCTGGGGGAGTTCGACGGGATGCGAACCAAGGGGTACGCGGTCACGCTGCTGATGACCACCAACCACCCCGAGGAGATCCCGAAGTCGATGAAGGGCGGTCACCGGATCGACCACACCATCGTCATCGGCCCGTTGGACCAGCCCGGTCTGCAGCGGCTGATCGACAGCCACATCCCGGAGTCGCAGCGGGCCAAGCTGGACTACGCCCAGCTCGACACCGCCTACGAGGGCTGGATGCCGGCGTTCGTCGTCCGCACGCTGGAGGACGTGGTGAAGCACAACATCATCCGGACCAGGAAGCTCGGTCAGCCTCTGACGACCGAGGACTTCCTCCGGGCGGCCAACGCCAAGCGCGCCGAGCGCGACGCGCACCAGCTGGCCACCGACCGGCCGCCCAAGCCTGCTCTGGAGGCGGCGGTCGAGAACGTGTTCGAGCGGGTGCTGCAGCACCACGTCGTTGACCTGTCCGACGGCGAGATCATGGTGCGCAGCTAGCCCAGAGACCGGGGAGGGGGAGAACTGGGGGGTTGCGCCCCCTCCCTGGTCGCATTCTGCGGTGGAGCGGGCACTCGGGTGCTCGCTCCATTGCGTCCCAAGGAGGGACACATGGAGATCGAAGAAGCCTTCACCGCCCAGGCCATCGAGGCCGCCGGCACCAACGTGACCGAAACCGAAGAGGAACGCCTGGCCGTGCTCGTTGACGAGTACATCCGCGTCAACGAGCTCGTCATCACCCGTGACGAGGACCTCGTGAACCTCTGCGTGCTGATGTTCGTTGCTGGCCGGACCGACCAGGCCGGCCGAATCCGAATCCCGATCCAGATGAGCCCCGGACTGGCCAACCAGTTCATGGAGTTCCTGGCCGACATGGAATGAGCAGTTATGACTACCACCCCTAGCGGCGGTGGCAAGCGGAAGATGCGCATCGAGGAGGTCAAGATCACGCCGGCCATGGCCCGCGAGTGGCTGACTGTCTCTCCGGAGCGCAACCAGCGCGCCATCCGCCAGCGGAACGTCGCCAAGATCCTGCACGCGATCGAGACCGGCGAGTGGAAGTTCACCCACCAGCCGATCGCCCTGGATCCGACCGGGTTCGTCCTGGACGGACGGCACCGGCTCACCGCGATCGCCGCCCAGCGCAAGCACGTCGCCAGTCTGGTCGCCTTCGATGCCGACCCCGAGACCTTCGGCGTGATCGACACCGGAGCTGCCCGGTCGCCGGGTGACAGCCTGCGGATCGCCGGTTACACCGACGTGAACGTGCTGGCCGCGGTCACCCGCCAGGTGCTGGCCTACCCCGAGGTGATCGGCACCACCTCGACGTTGGGCTCGGCCACGGTCGGCATGACCACCCAGGACCTGCTGATCAAGCTGGCCGACGATGAGGTCGGCCCAGCGATCCAGGACTCGCTCCGGCCCGGCTACGTCGTCTCCAACGCGGTCGGCCGGTACGGGATGCGGACCTCGGTCAGCGTCCTGATCGCGCTGCTCTCGCTGTACTCCAAGCACGGTCCGGACACCCAGACCGAGTTCCGGGAGCGGCTGGGCGACGGCACCAACCTGAGCCCCGGCAGCCCGATCCTCGCCTTCCGCCGCTGGCTGATCTCGGAGAAGGGCTACCGGTCGATCAGCGGCACCTACCGGCCGACCACCTTCCTGGCCAACGGGATCAGGAGCTGGAACGACTACGCCAACGGCCGCGAACGGCAGACCATGCGCTACCGGCCCGCCACCGACCACATGCCGGAGGTGGACTGAGGTGCACTGGCGCTGGATCGCACTGATGGACTTCGGTCTGGCCGCCTTCAACCTGTTCATCGCCTGGTGGGTGTGGAACTGGGTCTCGCTGATGAACCTGGCGGCGGCCGTGGTCTGCACTGCGTTCGGGCTCTACACGCGCCACCAGTACACCAAGCACCTGGCCAACCTCGCCGAGGAGGCCCGGATCCAGTACCTCAGGGACAACTTTCCCTGGAACTAGAAAGGAAGATCGCATGACAGACACCGCAATCCGACCCGAGGGCCGCAACATGCTCTCGATCGCGGACCCGACCGGGGACACCCGGATCATGTGGGACCCCCGGATCGAGGACGAGGTGAAGGTCGCCAGGGAGGCCTTCCACAAGGCCAAGAAGCGGGGGATGCTCGCCTACACCGTGGACGAGACCTCCGGGGAGAAGACCGGCACCGTGATCCACGAGTTCGACCCGCAGGCCGGGAAGATAATAATGACGAAGCAACTCCAAGGGGGTTGAGCTACGCCTCCCGATCGTCGTGAGTACCACCGAGCCTGGCGAGCGGCCAACCCCGACAAGGTGAAGGCTGCTCGCCAGCGCTACTACCAACGCACTCGAGCGAAGCAACTCGCGAAGGCCAAGCAGGCTGACCGGACCAAGGTTGCTGCGCGCAACAAGGTCGCCGCCGCCCTCAAGTCTGGGCGGCTGGTCAGAGGCCCGTGCGAGGTCTGCGGAAGGGAGAAGACCGATGCACACCATGACGACTACACCAAGCCGTTGGAGGTGCGGTGGCTGTGTCCCAGTCACCACCACTTGCTTCATCCGGGCAGTCCGTGAGGGCGGCTGATGGCCGGCCGGATCAAGAACGTCTGGGGTGTGGCCTGTCCCAGGTGCTACTCCGAGCCGGATCGGCCGTGCCGAGACATGCGCAACGTCAGCCGAGAGTTGTACGGCAGACGCACCCACCGGGAGCGGGCTCGGCTGCTCCGGGAGTGGGGGTTGGACGGTCGGGAGACCAAGTACGACGAGTACGTCCGGCGGAACCGGGGCCGGTTCGAGGGGCTGCCGTACGGCTGGAACGACCTGCGAGTCGGCCGGCACTACGGCGGTCGGGCCTGGGACATCCCGACCCACACCCACACCACCATCACCTACCCGGTGCAGAACCCGTACCCGTATCGCTGGGACGACCTCACCCAGGCCACCCAGGACCGGATCGCGCTGAACACCTACACCACGGTCACGGCGGCGGTTTATCCGACAGTCACCTGGACCCATCCGGCCTACAACACCACCACGATAGGAGATTGGACCGTGACCAGAGACGAGATGTGGGCAGGGTGGACGGTGGGCAACACCACCACCGGTACCTACACCACCATCGCCGACGAGGACATGGCCCGCTTCGAGGGGACCGGGGTCACCTGGGATGTGGGCTGGCACCAGATGGGCGACGCCCTGACCCACGCCGGCGAGGCTGCCCGGCACGTCGCCGAGCAGTGGCGGGTGATCCAGCAGCGCACCGTGCCCACGGCCGAGCAGTTGCAGGAGTTCGCCGATCGTGAGCAGCGCGCTCGCGAGGAGCGTGCCCGTCGGGCGCTCGAGCAGGAGCAGCGCTACGCCGCCGCGCAGGAGGCCAGGATCATGGCCGAGGCTCGGGGCGGTGAGCTGCTCCAGATGCTGCTCACACCCGAGCAGAAGCAGTCGCTCCGGGACCGCCACATCATCCCGGTGAGGGGCTCGCAGGGTGGGATGTATGAGATCGACACCCTGCAGAACGGCGTGCACGGCAACATCGTGCAGGTCGATCAGCACGGCTGCCGGCTGGGCCGGATCTGCGTCGCTCCCGGAATGCGGGAAGCGGACGGTCGGGTCCTACCCTTGGCCGATGGCTGGGTGGGTCAGCTGCTGGCGATCATGGCCGACGAGGAGCACTTCCGGAACACCGGGAACTGGTCTTCTCCGCAGGTCTGCCGACACCCGGACGTTCCGATCCTGGAGCGTGCGGCCTGAACCGTCCCCTCCCCCCATTGCGCATGTAGGGGGAGGGGGCTCGCCCCACCGCTGAATCGGGGGATCAGCACCGGGGCAATCATGGGGACACCGATCTTGGTGGAACCTGTAGGGACCCGAGGGGGTCGCTCTGCCTTCGGGCAGGGCGGCCCCCAACGGGTCTTTTTTTATGCCCTCGATGTGACCAGAGTGAATGGAGTGAATAGACGGAGAACCCCTCCCGGAGGAGGGGTTCACGACCAGAAGGTCCCGGCTTGCCCAGGGCCGGCGCACGGCGTACCACGCGCGGGCACTTCAACTTCGCCCACAGGCTAGCCCATGCTGACCGCGATCTGGCCCTTCGGGATCACGAAGCCCTTGCCGTTCAGGATCGCCACCGGGGTGGCCAGCTCGGTGTAGGCCATCAGCATGCCCTTGGTCAGCTTGTCCCAGACCCCGAAGTAGGTGACCTTGGTCTGCACCAGCCCGGTGAACCGGGCGTCCACCACGCTCCAGATCGCCCGGTTGTCCGGGTTCGACCAGCTCATCTTGAACCGCTGGTAGCCGCCGCCGGAGATCTCGGCCGCGGTCAGCCCGCCCAGCGCCGGGGTGTCGAAGTGCAGGCTGACATAACCACTGTCCGCGATGTCCTGCAGCCACAGGTGCACCTGGGCATCGGTGATGGTGCCGTCCACGGCTCCTCCTAGTTGGTCTGCCCGGGATCGCTACGGATCAGCCGGCCCATGAAGAAGACCGCCTTGTCGTCCTGGTCGTCGCAGTAGATCTGGACGAAGAGCATCCCGATGTACTGCTCGTTCACGTTGTTCTCAGGGTTCTGGAAGTCGATGTTCTGGGTCTGGGCCACGTCCCAGGTCCAGGCCGTGTCGTCCTGGAGCAGTCCGGTCCGTGCGGCTCCCTTGCTGGCCCGGCCCGGGGAGTACCCGGCCGGCTCGTAGTAGTTGCCCCAGCCGACCACCAGCCCCGAGCCGGGAGTGGGCAGGTTGGAGTCGGCGGACCAGGGGAACACGGTGCCGTCCTCCTGCACCTGCTCCCAGGCTCCCTTGTAGAACGGGTTGGCCTGGAAGGTCTTGTAGTTGGTCGGGATGATCTCCGCGGTCACCGGCTTCCGCGGCCGCCGCCAGTCCGGGGCGATCTTGTCCGGGTCCGGGTCGGCGTTGTGGTACGGGTCCAGCGGGAACTTCGGCATCCCGTCCGCGGCCGTGGCGTTGCCGTAGTAGACGCTGAAGTGGAACTTCACCGGCATCACGTTGCCGTCCCGGTCGTACGCCGCCAGCTGGGTGAGCCGGATCGTCCCGGCCTGGCCCATCCGGATCGGGATGGCCATGGTCATCCTGTTCTCCCGGACCACCCCGGACCAGTTGTTGCTGGAGTTGTTCACGTCGGTCGGCCCGATCCGGATGTAGTACGGCGCGCTCTCCGGGTCCTTCGGCGGGTGCTTGCGGGTCCACTCCTCGAACGGGAAGGTCGCGCTCGAGGGCAGCTTCTGGGCGAAGAACTCCTTGGCCGGGGTCGGGATGATCCCGCTTCCGGCCCTGTAGTCCCACGGGATGATCAGATCGTTGATGGTGTTCTGGTACTTGCCGACCTGCAGCGCGTGCACCGGGTTCAGGGAGTCCCTGGTCCGAGCCCGCACCTCCTCGATGGTCAGCTGGTCGCGGTACTTGGTGTCGTAGGTCAGCGACACGCTCAGCGACTGGAAGTCCGCCACCGCCTGGGTGACGTGGGCCAGGATTCCCTCCTTGACCCCGAGCATCCCGTTCAGCCGGATGGTGGACCCGGCCCGGATCATCAGCCGCGGGCACAGCGAGCCGTCGGAGTACCGGGGGTCGGTGAGCAGGGTGATCGACCCGGTGAGCCCGGGCTCGGCGAACCGCTGGTACTGGGCCTGGGCCACCTTGGTCGCGGCGAGCTCGTCCATCCCCTGCTGGAACTGGATCATCGTCTCCTTGGGCTTGACCCGCTTGTCGTACATCGGGTTGCCCTTGCGCGGCCACTGCCGGGCGGAGTAGGCGAACGGCTTGAAGTAGGTGGTCCGCCCGTCCGGGGTGACCTGCATGTTGGAGAAGGTGATCGCGGCCTCGTCCGAGCCGGAGCCGTAGATCACCCCGGCTCGCTGGGTGTAGTCCCGGGTGCCCTCGAAGCTCACCCCGGGCGCGCCCAGGTAGATCTCGATGATGTTGTCGCTGGTGGCCGCCGGGATCTGCCGCAGGTACAGCTCCCCCCGGCGCTTGCCCCGGTTCCGGATGCTCCACTGCGCTCCGCCGGCGGTGTACATCACGCTGAGCAGGGACTGGACGTGCCCGGTCAGCAGCACCTCCCAGGTCCCGGTGGAGCGGGAGGTGAACCCGGTCCAGAGCTGGTTGGTGGTCACCCCGAACGGCTTCAGTGCGACCAGGTAGTCGGGGTCGTTGAACTCCGGCACCCGATTCGACCACCACCTCGGGAACTCCATCCGGAAGCTGCCCAGCCGGGAGGGGTGCAGGGTCTGGTCGAAGGCCCGGGCGATCAGGATCTCGTACGGGATCGGACGGCGCGGGAAGGACGGGATCGCCAGGTAGTCGTCCAGCCCGTAGAAGGCACCCTTCAGGTCGATGGTGACCAGCGAGTCGCTCCCGGACAGGCTGTAGCTGAACGAGGCGACGTAGCCCTCCCAGGACCACCTGAAGTCGTAGGCCCCGGTGTTCTGGAACTCGATGTCGATGTCGCAGTCGGCCACCAGCCAGTCCAGGTCGCCAGAACCCGGGTTGTCGAAGAGCGTGACCTGGGGCAGGGCGATCTGCGCGTTGACCTCGGTGAACGGGTCCTGGGTGGTCGCCGACATCAGCCGGACCGGCGCGCCTCGGAAGATGGTGATCTCCCGCCGGTGGCCGCCCGGCGGCTGGGCGAAGACCCGGTAGTAGCCCAGCGGCACCTGCTCGCTGGCCACCGCGGTCAAGGTGGTGCTCTCGGTCGTGGTCATGTGTCTCCGCCGTAGATCGAGGACAGCGCCGCGAACTCGGCCCCGATCGCGGCCGGAGAGAGCATGTTGCCGTAGATCCCGAAGTCGAACAGCGCCATGTCCGCGGTGGCCGGCGTCAGTGGGGTCTTGCCGAGCCAGAAGTCGCCCCTCAGGGCCCGTTCGACATCCCCGGTGGGGATCTTCTTGCTCAGCAGGCTGGAAGGCCCTGAGGCGGCGTACATGACCGCCTGAGGGCGTCCCAGCACGATCGCGAGGAACATCGGAGCGTTGGTCCGCTGACCGACCCCGATCGAGACCCCGCGCTGGTCGGTGGAGTCGTCGGAGTCCAGCCACAGGTAGTTGCCCTGGATCTTCAGGCTGAACCAGCCCGGCGGGGAGTCGGTGTTCTCCGCCGGACCGAGCAGGCCGTTGGCCGGCACGTCGGCGTTGTTGCCGTACACCGAGTTCGGGCTGAGCACCATGATCATGGTGTAGCCCTGGATCCCGCCCATGGTCAGGGTCAGGTCGTTGACCAGGTAGTCGGCGGTGTCGGAGTCGAAGTTCAGGCAGGTCATCTCGGTGAACCGCTCGTCGGCCACGGTGTAGGAGTAGTTGGTGATCAGGGTCGGCTCGGTGCCCGGCATCGCCGACCACGGCGGGGCCTGACCCTGGATCGGGGCCCAGCGCAGCGAGGTGGTGTCCCAGTAGTTGTTGTCCGCGATCCACCGGAAGTCGGCCCCAGTGACCAGCGAGGTGGGCGAGTCCCGGTCCGCGATCACGGTGCCGTCGGCGCTCATCAGAGTCTGGATCCGGATGTCGTAGGCCGGCACCGGCACCGGCCAGCCCGCCATGATCCGGTACTCGTCCATCTCGAAGGCGGCCGAGTGCAGCGGGTACAGCCCGCCGGGGAGGTCCCGGATCTGCGGCGGCACCACCCCGGCCTTGGTGATCGCCCGGGCGACGATCGCGGTCGAGCCGGGCTTCATCTGCTTGGTCGCCATCAGGCGTCATCCTCGTCGTCGGCCATGTAGAACGGGCCCAGGGTGACACCCAGGTCGCCGTCGGAGACCACCACGGTGTCTCCGGCCACGACCAGGATCGGGGACTCCAGATCACCGACCAGGTAGTTGAACCCCTCGGTGGATGCGTTGCACAGCGCCCAGTACCGGCACTCGCCCCAGTCGGTGACCGCCGGGACGAAGGACACGTCCATCAGGTTGGCGATCGCCTGAGGGCTGGACGGGTTGGCCCAGTTCAGCGTGTCGTTGGGTACCCGCACCCGGGCGTAGTCCGAGGCGTCCGGCTCGTCCAGCTCGGCCCCGGACATGTACGGTGTGGGAGCGATAAGCCGGACCAGGGCAAGGTAGAACGCGGATGGCGGGTCCTTGGCGGCATCGAGGTTGCCGAAGAAGGTGGTCAGCAGCTCACCGGCACCCCAGATCGTCAAGCGGCCCGCCATCAGATCCGCTCCCGGGTCACGTCCGGGTAGCGCGGGACGGTGAAGTGCGCGGCCGCCATCTGGCTGTGGGTCCAGACCTGGCCCCGGCTCGTCGCCGCCTCGGCCAGCTGGCAGCGCCAGTACTCCCGGTAGTCATCGGTGGTCCACCGGATCCGGTAGTCGTACTGCTCGAACAGCCGGGTCAGCCCGAACAGGTTGTCGGCCACCTCGGACTGGCTGCGGCCGTAGACCCAGACCCCGACCGTCTCGGTCACCATGTCCGGCACCGCGTGGATCAGGTAGTTGCCGCCCAGCACCGGGGAGTCGGCCACCGTCTTCCGCCAGGTCTTGGTGGTGGTCTCCCGGGTCTGGTCGGCACTGATCTTGTAGACCTCGCCGTCGTTGAGGTTGACCCACCTCGAGCCGTAGGAGATCTCCACCGCCAGGTAGTTCAGCCCGGTGCGTTCCTCGGCGACGAAGGGCCTGGCTCTGGTGGTCATGCCGCTGATCCTGTCAGGGAGGGCCGAGACAGCGCGCGAACCCGCTGGCGCGCCTGCAGCTTGGCCAGCAGCTCGTTCGGGTCGTTGGCCTGGACCGTGATCGGCCCGGTGAAGTTGGTGGACCGGTCGATCCGGTAGTTGTGCACGCTCATGCTCCCGCCGTGCCCGGCCAGGGTGGACAGCCCGATCGAGCGGGCCAGGAACTCCCCGCCAGCGTCGTTCAGCGGGATCACCGCCTCCGGTCCCCGCTCGCCCACGCCGATCACGTTGGGCCGGTCGAACATCGCCCCGTCGCCGTACCAGTTGTAGGCGTTGCTGTGCGCCCAGGCAGCCGCGGGCGAGCCGTACCGGTCCTTGATGTAGCCCAGACCCCACTTGACCTGGGTGGCTGCGTTGGTCTTCCAGTCCGCGCCCGCGCTGGCCATCTTCGAGCCGGGCAGCGCCTGCGGGATGCCGTAGGCCGAGGAGTTCGGGTTGTCGGCGTTCCAGTGCCAGCCGGACTCCCGGTTCCACAGGTTCACCAGCGGGGACATCTGGCCGCCACCCCAGCCGTAGTCAGCCAGGTGTGACCGGGCGAACTTCTGGGCCGCAGCCACGGTGGGCTCGAGGACCGCACCCGGAGGAGCTCCGCTGACTCCCCCGTACTTGTGCACCATCTCCCGGATCTTGTGCTTGGCGAACCGGTTGATGATGGTCGAGATCATCCCCGGCTTCAGCGGGTGTACCCCGGACATGTGCGCGGCCGAACGCTCGGCGCGCGCGTACATGTCCTTGAGCACCTGCCGCTGCACCATCCGCCGGACCTCGCGCGGCTTCATCGCGGCTCCGCCGCTGGGTGAGCCGGTGGAGAGCGCCAGGTCACCGAACTGGGCCAGCATCTGCATCAGCCCCGGCTCCAGCGGCGGGTTCGGGCCGTAGTCCGGGCCGCCCAGGCCGTCCTCGCCCCGGGCGAAGGAAGACAGCTGGGCGTGGCCGGAGGCACCAGGATCGATCCGGGAGACCGCGTGGACGTGCGCGCCCGAGCCGGCGGTGGCGGCACCGGGGAAGTTGCGGCCCCAGGCCGCGAACCCGACTCGGCGCAGCCAGTACTGGGTGGTGAAGTCACCAGGTGCCGCGTCCAACACACCCGGTCCCATGTGGGAGGAGCCGGAGTAGCTGGAGTAGGGCTGCCAGGAGCCCTGCATGATCGAGAAGTTCAGCTTGGACAGCTTCTCGGCCAGCAGCACCTGGGCGGCGGCGATCTTCGACAGCGGCTCGCCGTCCATGTAGACCCGGCGGTCGGGGTTGACCACCCCACCGGCGGCGAAGCCCTCCTGGACGACCACCTTGCCGTACTTGGCGGCGTGGTTCATCGCCGCGATCGCCTTCTCCCCGCCGATCGCCCGGACCCACTCCGGCCGCATGATCGCCTCGCCGCCGCCGACCGCGATCGTGTGGGTGTCCCGGTCCGGGGTGTAGCCGGGCACCACACCGCCCTGGTTCATCCCGGAGTTCGGCAGCCCGCCGCTCGGCCCGCCGTAGCCGCCGGCGTAGTAGGTCTGCCCCGCAGTCGCGCTGTACCCGGCAGAGCCCATGTCTGCGGAGGTGGCGTTCCCCGGCGCAGGTCCGGAGGAGCCGGAGGAGCCGGTGTCCTTCGCGCCCTTCGGCGCGGTGTACTTGAACCCGAAGATGTCGGCCAGCTCGGTCATCAGCGCGACCGCCTCGGCCGAGGAGTCTCGCTTCAGGTCGCGGAAGGACTGCAGCGCGATCCCGGCCTGCTCCTTGGCGCTGCCGGTCAGCCTCCGGTGCGCCCGGACCAGCACCGACTCGATCGACCCGGTGATCTCGTCGGCCATGTGAGACATGTCCACCGCGGCCCGGTGCATGGTGGTCCGGTACTGCTTCTCCTGCCGGTTCATCTGGGTGGTGTAGTCCTCGGCCTGCTGGTCCATCATGATGTTGAAGTCCTCACGCTGCTGGTGAAGACCACGCCGGAAGTCCGAGCGCTGCCGGTCCATCGACCGGTTCATGTCGGCCAGGCCACGAGTGCGCGACAGCCGGAACTGGCGCTGCATCTCCTGGAAGTCCAGGTTGGACTCATCGGTGCCCAGCGCCTTGGTGGCTCCCTGCAGCCGCCGGGCGGTCCGGTTGAACTTGCCCACCATGCTGCGGTCCCGCTCGACCTCGGCGACGAACCGGGACAGCTCCTGGGCGTTGGACGGGTCGGTCAGCTGCAGCTGCTGGATCACTGCGTCGGAGAAGCCCAGCTCGCGCAGCTTGTTCAGGTTCTGCTTCTGCTCGCGCAGCCGGGACAAGATGTCCTGGGTGTTGCTCAGCAGCCAGGTCGCGCTCGAGGTGCGCTGGGTGTCCACCCGCTGGTAGAGGTTCATCCCGATGGCCTGCTGCTGGGCGGTTACCTCGATCTGGTGCCGGTAGTCCTCCTCCTGGCGGTTCCGCTGGAGGTGGAAGTCGTCCCAGGCCCGGGTCATGCTGCGGTGGTAGTCGGCGACCGCGCGGGCGCGCATCCGGTTGAAGTTCTCCTCGGCCCGGGTCCGCTGCAGGTTGTAGTCGTACTCCTGGTACTGACGCTGCAGGTTGTAGTCCTCCTGGGCGCGGGCCCGGCTCCGCTCGTAGGCCTGCTGGGCCAGCAGCAGCGACCGGAAGTAGGCGTCGTTGTCCGCGACCGCCTGGACCGTCATCTGCTTCTGCTGCTCGATCTGCTGGGCCTGCTCCTGGGTCCGCGGCTTGATCCCCATCACCGTCGCGCCGAGCTGGAGCTGCTGGGTGAAGGTGGCTGCCCGGCCGATCTGCGGAGCCTGCATCTGCAGCGCGTACTGAGCCTTCTGGCTCATCGCCATCTGGATCTCGTACTCGCGGGAGTTCTCGTCGCCGATCCGCTGCTGCGCCTTCTCGGTGGACTTGATGATCTCCAGGTAGGACATGCCCTGCTTGCGCATGTTGGAGAAGACTTCGTTGGTGGCGTCGTAGAACAGCGCCACGTCGCCCTGCAGCCGGATCGACCTCCGGGCGGTCCGGCTGTCCAGCATCGCCTCGCCGGCCTCGGTGGTGCGAGCCCGGTCCCACATCCCACTGGACTTGCCCGGGGTGGTGGCTTTGGCCAGCATCTGCTCGTACTGGACCGAGCCCGCCCCGCGAGCAGCTGCCAACTGGTCCAGGTCGATCCCGGCAGCACCGAGCTGAGCCATCCCGGTGCTCTGCATCCAGGCTTCGACCTGCTTGCGCTTGTTCTCGTCGGTCCCGGTCAGCTTGGTCCCGCCGGCCCGAGCCATGTCCTCCATCGCGCCCTGCAGGTTCTTGACCTTGCCGGCGGCGGTGTCGTAGGCGTCGCCGGCCTCGTCCACGTTGGACTTGCCGAAGATCCCCTCGACCGTGTTCGCCACGCCGCCGTAGATGGTCTTGGCGTTGAACACCGGCATCAGGACGGCCGAGATGCTCTTGCCGAGCCCGGGATCCTCCATCTGCTTGGTGTAGTCCTGCAGGGACTGGGTGGATTCGGTCTGCAGCTGGTTCAGCTCCGAGAGCCCGGAGCCGGTCCGGGCGGCATCGGTAGCAGCGGCGTTCAGGTTCTTGATCGACTCCATCGCCGAGTCGTTGGCGTGCATCGCCTCGGTGATCGCGCCGACCCCGGCCCCGATCCCGCCCCCGACCACGGTGCCGATCCCTGGGATCATGGATCCGACCATCGCGCCGGTCGCGGCCCCCATCAGCATCGGGTTGTCGATCCCGAGCATGCTCATCCCGGCCATCGCGCCCATCGCGCCGACCGGTCCGGCCATCGGCGACCGGATGAACGCGCCCGCACCGGCCCGGCCGGCACCCAGGATCCCGCCGCCGACGTTCGCGCCCAGGCCTCGTAGCGCCCTGCCGAAGGTGACGGTCTCCCGGGAGGCGGCGGCGGTGGCCGCGGAGGCCTCGCCGCGCTGGGCGATCTCCTTGCGGATCGCGGTCTCCTGGGCCACAGCAGCGTTCCGGCGCTGTACGGTCTCCCGATGCAGATCGCGGATCTCCTGTAGCCGGGCCTCTCGCGCCTGGTTGGACAGCATCGGGTCCTGCTGCGCCTTGGCGTACTCGGCACGCTGAGCGACCATCTGAGTCTCGGCCAGCCCGACCTGACCCATCCGGGCGACCAGGCCCTCGCGCCCGCTGAGCAGCCGGAGCTTGTCCGCGCCCCGGATCCAGGGAGCCTCCCGCTCGGCCCACTGGGTTCGCTTGGTCGGGTCGGCGAACCGCATCTGGTCGAAGGTCGGTGTCAGGAAGTTCCGGACCGTGTAGCCCGCACCCCGCGAGACCAGCGAGCTCAGCGACGAGGGTTCCTCCGGCCGGGCGTACTGGCTGGTCCACGGGATGTGCCGGCTCAGCGCCTCCCGGGTCTGATACCAGCTCTCCGGGACCGCACCGCCGCGGCGGAACGCACCCAATCCCTGCCCGGCGAAGGCACCCACGTTGTACAGCCCGCGCTGGACCCAGGTGCCCTCCTCGGCCAGCTGTGCGCCACGCTTGCCCATGGCACCCGCGCCCATCGGGCCGTAGATGCTCCGCCCGGTCTCATCGACCCCGGTCCGGGTCAGCGCGGCACCACCCTTGAAGCCCTCCCGGACCCCGTAGGCGGCCGAGGACCGGAGCAGGGTGAAGGCGCTGGCCACCTTGATCAGGGCCCCGGCGAACAGCAGCAGCAGCCCGGCTCCGCCGGCCAGCGGAGCCAGCATCCCCGCGACCAGCTGCAGGAACTTGCCCATCGGCCCTTCGGTGATCTTCTCGACGGCCGCGGAGGCCTTCTCCATCCCGCGCAGGAACACCTCGATCGCCGGGCCGAGGTAGGTGGCGAAGGCCTCGGCGGTCTGCTTGAGGTTCTCCTGGATCTTGGCGAACTCGTCGCTCAGGCCCTCCAGGGTGGCCTGGTAGCCCCGGGAGGTGGCTCCCCGGGCCCGTGGGTCCTCGGCCAGTCCCAGGGCCGCCCGGATCCCGCCCGGCTCGCTCGCAATCGAGGTGATCGACCGGATCGTGCGCGGCCCGTCCAGACCCAGCCGGTTCAGCTCGGTGGTCGCCACTCGGCTGTGGTGCGAGAGCGCCTCGAAGATCCGCACCACCGCTTCGGCGGAGTCGTCCTTGGCCAGTTTCGTGAACTGGCCACGAGTCATGTCCACCATGTTCGCGTAGTGCGCCATCTCCGGTGATCCGGACTGGAGCGACTTCAGCATGTCGCCGGTAACCTTGGTGAAGGCCAGGGCAGCGGACCCACCTTCCTGCCCGGCTCGGGTGAAGGCGGTGGCGAACCCGGCCACGTCCCGGGTGTTCATCCCCAGCGACTTCGCCACCGGGGCCAGCTGGGCGGTGAAGTCCATCAGCGCGCCGGCGGTGGTGTTGGTCTGGGCCGCCAGGTAGGTGAAGGTGTCCGCGTACTCCCGGGTGGTCTTGGCGTTGATCGGGGTGCCCATCACCTTCTGCAGGTTGGTCAGCGAGCTGGCCAGCCCCTGCGAGCTCTCACCGGTGGCCGCCGACATCTCCACGAAGACCTTGGACAGGTCCTGCAGCTCCCTGGTCTGCCGCAGGGTGGTGACCTTGCTCAGGGTCTCCACCAGCTTGGCGGCCTCGGAGGTGGTGGTGCCGAACTCGTTGCGAAGGGTCTTCACCGAGGCGGTGTAGTCCTTCATCACCTTGTTCTGCTGGTCGTTGGTCCTGGCCAGGACCGCCGACTGGGAGCGGAGCCGCTCCATCTGCTTCTCGTAGTCGTTCCAGGCCTTGGTGGCCCCGGCGATCACGGCGGTGTCCGCGGCGGTGATCCCGATCAGCGACTTGCCCGCGACCTTGGTCATCTTCGAGACCTTCGCGGTCAGCGAGTCGACCGCGTTCATGAGCTGCGTGGTCGACCCAGCCGATTGGTTCATCGCCTGGTCGTAGCCGCTGTTGTCAGCGGTCAGTACGACGTTGGCCTCAACCGGCTGGCTGCTCATCTCGTCCCTAGTCCATGCTCAGCCCGCGGCGCTTCCGAGCCTTCATGCGCATCTGGGCTGTCAGCTGCGGTGTAGTCGGGATCAGTTTGACATTGGTCCCGGGTAGTGACGAGCCCTGTTGGTCACTGAAGACCTGCTTCTGGTAGCAGCCCTGACAGAACTCCTCGACCGCGGTGAATGCGAACTTGCTCTCCTCCCACTCCCAGGGGGCCGTCCCGCACATCTGGCACCGGATGGCCTGCTCGGTGATGAAGGCCAGTGCCTTGGCCCGGTCCTCAGGGTCCCACTCCAGGAACTCGCTGTGCGGGATCCCATGCTCGTTGCAGAACCCCATCTCCATGTAGAAGCCAGAGTCTGCCCTCAGTCTCTGCCGTTGAAAGGGACATCCAGCCCCCTGTTGTTGAGCTCCACCGCCTGCCTGAACAGCACCATCACGTCCCCGCGCGACCACTCGTCGGAGTCCCAGATCGCCTTCGCCTCGGACGGGCTGATCTCCGGCTCCACCGAGCAGGCCGCGATCAGCGCCGGGGCGAAGGAGTCGATGTCGAACGAGGCACCCTCGGCCCGCTGGTCGGGCTTGGGCGGGTGCTTGCCGACCAGCCGGTCGTACTCCCGCATCCCGATCGCCTGGTACTTCAGGGTCACCTCGTTGGTCCCGCCGTTGCCGTCGGAGAGGTAGATCGAGAACTCGGTGACCGAGCGCGGCTTGTTGATCAGCTGGTCGATGGTGGCGCGCTTGTCCTGCTGGGACTGCTTCTGCCTGGCCTCGGCCGTCTTCGCTGTGGTGTTTGCCATGGGCCAGATGTTACTGCTGTGAGTCCCCGTGACTAGGCAGCGACAACCGCGTTCTCCGCCGGCTCTTCCATGACCGCGCAGGAGGCGGTGAACGTGAGCACCGTGTTCGAGCTCATGTTCGCCATCGTCCGCGACGTGATCATCACCGGCCAGACCTCCACGTCGTCGTCGGCCACCGGCAGGTTCTCCTCGCCGGGGTTCGCGGTTCCGGTGCCGCCGAACCGGGCGATGATGAAGTACCCGCGAGTGCCCCGGGTCAGGGTCTCCCAGGCGGTGTCGTCCTCGTCGTCGCGGTAGAAGTCCGCGTCGAAGGTCGC